AAGACGAGAGTCATAGAACTTTGGGGGTTTCATTAATTGGTTGCGCATGTAGATTGCGTCTTGCGGGTAGGTGTTGTCCTTGAATTTTTTATACCAGTCTGCGCCGATCCCTGGTCGTCTTGACATGGTAGTGTACTCTGGCTTTATTTGGTATACCTCGCCGGTTTCGAATGAAATGCGCTCGTAATGTGCTGGAGCAGCTGCTCCGTTGATTTTCTTCATGATGTATCTAGCGGTATAGGCTGCTGATTCGAATGTGAGATTTCCTACTGTGGTAAATCCAAATGGCCACAGAGAGTTAAGATCTGCGCTTTCGTCAACAGTAATTCCGTTAGTGCAGGAGTGCGGTACACGATCAGTAAAATCGTGATTAAAGATACAAGCGTGATAATGAGGCCGTTTCGTTTGGTCGCCATACTCGCCGCAATGAAAAAATCTAATAGTTTTGTGAGCATACTTTTTTCTGAATCGTTTCATGAAGTTTTGATAATGATGCACGTGGAGACTTCCGTCTTTGGGAAGATGTTTATCGTCATAGGTCAGGGTTATGAAGCAGTTATCCTGGTATAAAGACGCCTCGTGCATTATGCGTATTGCCCATTGTCTTGAGCGCTCGAGCCTGCAGCCGATGCATTGACCGCATGGAAGCTCGATTTTGGTATGGGTAGTTGGCCCTTTTTTGAAATGGATAGCTGATTTCCCATTGGTTGTACGCTCGGTAGATCTGTAGGCTGTCAAAGGGTGATAACACGGCACTGCATTACAGGCGTATTCCGCCGCGCATTACTGACGATATGGGATTATTGAATTTGTGTGCCATTGAAGCTGTTTTGCTGAAATAGCGGCGTGATTTTCTTCGGTTCATTCTTTTACGTTTCATGATTTACCTCTATTAGTTTGATTAACCAGGTTGCGAACTCGAGTGTAGTTCGGTGTCGATCGAAATGCGACATGTTTTCGAATATTTGTTTCTCTTTTCCTTGCATTTTTAGTGAAAATGGTATTTCGGGTAGTTTGTAGTGTGCGGGCATTAAGAGCCAGGTTTTTTTCGTGGTTGGGTATCCCCACCAGCTTTGGTGGATTGTCGCGATACGGAATCGTTTATCCATTTTAAAGTTTCTGACGTATCTGGAATGGGCTGGATGCTCCAGTACTCCGCCATTAAGGAGCATTCGCTCTGTGCAAAAGAAAGCCAGGTCTTTCTCGCCTGGTCTAGGCTTAGCCCAATGCCTAGTAAATGCTGAATAACCTCGACACGGTGGGTGTGCAATGACGGGAAAAGTCCCTGTATAGGATCGTGCATTTCTTTTTTCATCGTAAACCTCTAGGTTTTCTATTGTTTTATAGATTGATTTTTTTGCTGCGCAAAGTACTGCTATCTGCATGGTGGCAGAATAGCATATTGTCGTGACTGGTGTCACTCCGAACAGTTACATCAAGTATAGAACTGTTCGCACCCCCCATTTAAAAAAAAGCCCCCCTCAGAGAGGGGGGCAATGTGATATATCACCGAGGGTGATTATTGTGGCGGAGGTGCCTCCGCCGCCGGCTCGCTCGCGGTGCTCGCATTGCCGGTATCCGCACCGGTTTTCGCTTCGCTCAGGGGTTCCGAGTCCGTCCATCCTTCGGGACGTTGTGCCAGACCGAGTTTCACCATTTCATTTGCGTTATCTGGATCTTGCACGAAGTCTAGGAATTGGCCGGGGTCATTCTGGAACCGTTTCCTGGTTGCGGATGGGAGATCGTCGAACATCTCCTGAGCCTCTGTAATTAGATTCATTGCCTCGTGAAGGTCAACTGAATCGGCGAAGCCGTAGCGTGGCTCGTGCTTCGCTCTGTGGTCTATTAGACCGGTTTGCTGATATTTCTGAAGAATGCGATTTACATCGCATTCGTCTTTTGCGTCCTGCCTGGTGAGTCTTACCTCATCGTCTGGTATTGACAATTGGACGCGTGGAACTGGGCGGTAGCCCTTTCTGATTTGAATTTCAGTGATTTCTTTACTCATTTCATTGTCCTGTAATGTTTTTTGATTTGCTCGAGTGTGTACCACTTGAGCGGCCGATTTTTGCCTGCTGGCTTAAGGGCGTACATGTTTCCCTTTTGTAGGAATGTGTATCCACCTGATTTAAATTCCCTTACCTTCCCTTGCGGAAGTAGGGGCTGTGTACGCTGCCCCGACGAATCTTTATCGGGGCTTTCGACTTTTTTGGCGTTTTTACCAGGTCTTTCGCTGAGTTAGCGTCCATTTGTATACCGAATTTTTCTTCGAGAATACGGGCTACTGAGTCGGCGAATTGGTCGATTCTTTCCGGTAGGTTTGTGTCGGATTTAATCTTGGTAGTTTCTGCCATATTTTTCTTGACCTGAGTTATCGCCTGAGCGATTTGAAGGGCGCTTGATACTGCGCCCTCGAACTCGTTAACGGGAGTGTATTGAGCTCCTGAACCCATGGATCCCGAGGGTGATGAAGCGCCGTCCTTGGCGGCTAGTATTGGATTCAGGCCAGCTGCTCTCAGATCCGCCACTTGGCGCTGATGAGCTGTGCTGGACATACGTTCTTGAAATCCACGGTTCTTTTCTGCCTCCGCTCTTTGAAAGTTGAGATTCATCTTCGTGATTTTGCGCGAGGAAGAATTTACCTGCTGCGCGCCACGATAGTTCGCGTAGGCGCCTAAAGCTGCGCCGGCTAATGCTCCCCATCCCATTAGAAATGGTCGATGAGGCCAGGGGTGCCGAACATCGGCATCGGGCGGGCGCATCGATAGTTGAAGTATGAATCGAATATGAAATCGGGTTCAGCTGGTACTGCAAGAACGCGATCCATTGGAGGTGTGTCCTGTATGAAGGTGTCTCCTAGGGTTGGTGTAGCAGTGAAGTCCTGACTAAGGTGCCAGGCATCGAGTGATGATGCTGCATCCGAGCGTAGGGTTCCTGTGATTTGTGAGTTTTTGAAGCGGTACTCTGCATAGCGCTCTTGATATCCGAAGACTGCTTCGGGGGTGCCTGAGTCGGCGTAGATTTCCTGCTCTAATACGGCCTGCTCGCCAATGTGTGCGAGCGCGGGCCAGTAGTAATCATACCGTGTCTGGCGTGTCCACATTTTGTCCAGGCCTTGCTGATATGTGAGATCGGCGCGTACCGATACAAGGCCAAGTATGAGGCAATGCTCTGTGAAGCTTTTTGTAAACCCGTTATTTTGAACTGATGCAGTTCCGAATGCGGATAGATTGCCTTGGGGAGTTGTTGCGTCTGTGCTGCTCGTTTGAGCAACTGGGTTGATGTTGATAGGTGTGGAGCCGCCGCCGAGATACTCAGGCCTTTGTAAACGATAGTCTGGAGACGTAACATTGAAATGTGATTTGATAACTTCGATGTATCTGGTACCGCCACGGGCGTCCCTCTCAAGTAATTTTTGAATTTGGAAAGCCTGCCGTAATTGATTAACTGTTGCGGCTGTGGCTGATGACAGGTCTGCTACTAGTCTGCCGTTTGGATCTAGTATTACATTTCCTGCTGCTGATGCTGAGTTAAAAAAACCACTTGCATCTGATTGGAGTGTATCCAGTCCACCGTTATCGACTCCGTTGGTGTCCTTATCCCTGATTATCATTGATGCAGTGGAAGTTGCTGCGGGTACATAATCGATCGGTGCAGATGTTCCGATCGGAATATCGATGGAGTCGCCCTTTTGTGGGAACGGAAGGCATGAGGTGAAGTAATCGTGCCTTTTGCCACGGCGTTTTAATACATAATCACTGATGCTGTCCGGGCCATCGTCTTTATCGACTACAAGTGAGTCCTGTAGGTTTTGATCCCTGAACCACGAGTTCCAGATGAGGTTATAGGCGCGGAAGTGAAGCGAGTTGACGTCGAGCGATGCCACGTCGATTGGAATACCCATGTAATCCGCGAGTGTGTTTACTCCGATGCCGGTTATTGTGCTGAGAGTTGGAACTGTAAAGTCAATGCTATCTCCGGGATCGTCTTGGGCACCGTTGAATTTTTCCCAGTTGTCCCAGACCAGGCGGTAAGGTACTGCAAAGAAGAATGTGTCCATGTAGAGGTTATCCATTATCGGATATATTGGCGTTGCCATTCGTGCAAATGCTGTCATTTTGCAATTGAATGTGTCGCCTGGTAGTGCTTCATCAACGAGGATCGGGACGAGATATCCTGCATCGAATGTGCTTTTACGTCCGTGTGATCGGTTGAATGATGACCGCTGAATGTCTGCGGTTGGTACTTTTGAGAATTGGTGCTGCATTACGCTACGCATTTTCGGTTTCCTCTTTTGTTTCTGGTTGAGTTGGTTGTTCCTGCTTGAACTCCATACCGTTTCCGATGGAGCGTTTTTCCTGAAGTATGATTTCTGCAGTATTGTCGTCGTAAGCGCCCAGGTGATAGAGCGTGTAATCCTGAGGGTTTTTGCCGAATGCGTGGGTTGGATCGTTTACACAGTCTGCGAAGGTTCTTGCTGCCATTGCTACCTGTGGCAGGAAGAAGGGCGGGAGATATGCTCCGGCTTTTACGTCATGAATACAGAAGACTGAAAGGTTCATTATATATCCTCGTTTCGTTTTAATAGGTTGGTTTGAGCTTTCTTTACTATCTCGCGTTGCGCGAGTCTTTCAGGGGTGTTGTCCTTTTTGTGTTTGCGGGCCTGAATTTTACGGTTTTCCTTTATCGTTTCTAATAGGTCAGGGTCAGTTAGTTCAAGACGAGAATCATAGAACTTGGGGGGTTTCATTAATTGGTTCCGCATGTAGATAGCGTCTTGCGGATAGGTATTGTCCTTGAATTTTTTATACCAGTCTGCGCCTATTCCTGGTCGTCTGGACATGGTGGTGTACTCTGGCTTTATTTGGTATACCTCGCCGGTTTCAAATGATATTCGCTCGTAATGTTCCCGAGCAGCTCGGCCGTTGATTTTTTTCATGATGTATCTTGCGGTATAAGCTGCTGATTCGAATGTGAGATTTCCTACTGTGGTAAATCCAAATGGCCACAGAGAGTTAAGATCTGCGCTTTCGTCAACAGTAATTCCGTTAGTGCTGGAGTGCG